GACACTGACATACCTATTAATGTAATATCAAGGCAAGAGTATGTTGACTTAAGTAAGAAAACTGAAAGCGGTAGAGTAAATCAATTGTATTTTGATCCTCAAGTAACTACAGCTAATATTAATGTTTGGCCTGTTCCTGATGATTCATATACAAACGATAGAATACATTTGTATGTTACAAGACCTTATGAAGATTTTGATGGTGTGCCTAATGAAAGTGAGCCTGATTTTCCTCAAGAGTGGTATTTACCATTATGTTGGGGATTAGCAGTTATTATAGCTCCTAAATATGGGGTAACTACTAGTAAATATAGCGAGTTAGTTCAGATATCTTCTTCATTAAAACAACAATGTGATGATTGGTCAGCGGAAAAAGAGTCGTTATTTTTACTTCCCGCTGATAGACAAGGAACATATCGTAGATAATTATGGATTCAGCACGATTACCTTTATTCGCAATGCCTCAGCAAAGGCAGTTTAGTACAACCGAGGATCAATGGTTTAAAAACTGTTATCCTGAAATGATAACTGGTCCTATTGGGTCAGAGACTCCCTTTACTTGCGTAGTTAAACGTCCTGGGTTTTCAGACTCTCTTACTACGGCGACAGCTGCTGGTAGAGCACTATATGGTTGGACTCAAGATGGATCTATTTATGCTGTTGTTGGAAATAAAGTATATAAAGATGGTTCAGCCCTGAGTGGCACATTAGATGACACTACTGGTAGAGTTGATATAACTGAAATTAGAGGTGGTACTCCAAGACTTGTATTACGAGTAGCTGATAAAATATGGACTGTTACTGCTGGTGGTACGTTAGCAAAAATGACTGACTCGGATATACCAACTGGGTTAGTATCAGGCATAGTAAATATAGATGGATTTATTTGTGTTATGAAAGGGTCAACTAATCAAATATTTCACGCTGATGTAAATGATCCATCATCTTGGAATGCTGATAACAACCTTACTTCATCATTGGAGCCTGATTTAGGAGTTGGAATAGCTAAACATTTAAACTTTATTATAGCGTTTAACGAGTGGTCTACAGAATTTTTCTTCAACGCTGGCAATGCTTCAGGCTCAGTATTAAGTCCTGAAGAAGGCATAGCAATTCGCTATGGTTGCGCAAATGGAGATACTATTTTTTCAGGAGAGAATACAGTAATATGGTTGGCTCAGGGACGTACTGGGGGTAAATCTATTATGATGTTTGAAGGACAAGATTTAAAAACTATTAGTTCGAAACCCATCGAACGCTTGATTGATGAGGAAGCTAGCGGTGGTGGAAATGGTATAGCAGATGCTTATGCCTATGGTATGAGAATAGCGGGACACCAATTTTACGTGCTTACTCTTAAAAATACAGCTAAAACATTAGTGTGTGATATTAGAGATCAAACTTGGCATGAGTGGACTTCTTTTGATGGAAGTAATGAAACATATTTTACTGGTATGGATTTTTGTGAAGATGCAGATAAAAAATTTATTTTAGATGAAGATAACGGAAAAATATATAACATGGATCTTGACATACACCAAGACTCATCAAATGACATTAAAGTAGAACTATTAACTGGCAGATTAGATTTTGAGTCTAGTAAACCTAAATTTTTATATAGATTAGGTGTTATAGGAGACATACAGTCTTCTTCCTCTCCAATAACTATAGATTGGTCTGATGATGATTATAATACATATGCAACTTCTCGTACTGTAGATATGAAAGATACTTTTCCAAGACTAGTTGCTTTGGGAAGATTTCATAGACGAGCATTTAGATTAGCACACACAGCTAATACACCTCTTAGATTGGAGGCTATTGAGTTAGGAGTAGAACAAGGTAGATACGCGGATGGAGATACCTAATGGCTTTAGGACCCCCACCTATAAATACACCTATTACCTCTAGTTTGTGGAAGAGATATTTTCAAAGACTAAGTACCCAAATAGGAGGATCAGGAGCTGGTGGTGTTGGATATTTTAATGGATTAAATTTTACTAGTTCTAATATTACGTCTATAGTAACTCGTACTCATAATAGTCTACAGACTCACCAAGGCGGAAGTAGTGGAGAGAGATACCATTTAACTTTGGCACAACATACTGGGGTTATTGCTGGAGGAAATTTTACTAAGTCAGTAACTGATTCTATAGCTGCTGGGGCTACTCAAACTCAAGCTGGGGCAACGGCTTTAACTAAAGATATAAATAGAGTAACAACCGTTGGTGCTGATAATGATGGAGTTAAGTTACCAACAGCATCCGCTGGATTAGAAATTTTAATTATAAATGCTGACGCTGCTCAAGATATACAAGTATGGCCTAACACTGGAGATGCTATAAATGGTGGTTCAGCAAATGCAGTAGACGGAACCGCACTTGGAGAAGGGGCAACAAGAAGATATATAGCAATGGACGTAACTAATTGGTATGCAGTATAAAATGGAAATGAAGATAGAAGATGTTATTCCTAAGAGTCATATAGATGCTAGAAATCTATGGGATGGAATATATAAAACCGCTCACTTTTGGGATGACTTAATAGATAAAGATCATAAGAGCGAGTATGTTCATGACGTTTTGTGGTTTTTATTGGCTGAATTGCCAGTAAATACTTTTTATGTTAAGCATTTTGGAAAAATACAGCCAGCTATTACCCATGCTTGTATGACCTACATAGCATCTACTAAATTAGAAAAAAATAAAGAACGGCTGGATATAGCGCACGTGTTAAGGTATGAATTAGGAGCAGTATTATTACATATTGCTTTAATTATTCATGGAAAGCAATTTATCATGGACTATGGAGATAAGATTTATAAATTAATTCTTATGGATGATAGCCTCGAAGAATACATCAAAGAACAGGAAAATAAATTATGATTTTTAAATTCTGGAAAGACGCAATGGGATTTGCTCTTGCCCCCTTATATATAGGTGGTAAGTTTGTTAAATCAGTTGCTAGTATAGCACTACCAGCAATAGGATTTTATGTAGCTGGGCCTTGGGGAGCAGCAGTTGGAGGAGCACTAGCAGGTGCCTCTAGTGGTGGTGGAATAAAGGGAATGATTGGTGGTGCAATTTCTGGCTATGCTGGTGGTAAGCTTGCTCAGGGTTTGTCTGGTGGATCCATGTTTGGTGGAACTACTAGTGGTGCTGCAAGTGGTGGTAAAAATTTAATGAGTATGTATGGTACTGGTACTCAAACTACAGCTATGCTTGCTGGTAATGTTGCCCCTGGGCAGCTTGCTGCACAAGCAGCTAGCATAGGTGGACAAGGTGGAAATGTATCTTTCTTGGGGCAAGTAGGAGCTTCCAAGGGGGGGTACGCAGCAAATACTGGTGCATTATCTGGCCCACCTAAAACACTAGGGGCTAATGTTAGAAACGCTGGAAATACTATAACGCAAGGAAGATCCACTTCAAACATTGTGTCTAAGAAGGCTGGTATTACGGGGATGGCTTTTGATAAAGATAAAATAAAAGAATTAATGGAGGGTGGTTTTGCTGCATATGAAGGTGACATAAGACAAAACCAAATGGATGCACTAAACGAAAATATTGCTGGCTATAAAAGTGAATACTCTGATTATTACGCAGCCGAGGCTAAGAAAGAACAAGAGAAATTGGCAAGAGGGGAACTTCCTGACACTTACAATGCAGTGTTAGATAGAGAGGCTGAGAGATTAACAAGACTTCTTACAGCTCAAGGACATAATCCAGCTGAATCAGGATTTGGTAGAGATTCGTTAGCGCGTAGTTTAGTGGATATGGAATCTGGATTTATTGGTGCAGAGAGGGACTATTGGAAAGCCGTTAGTGGTGGAGCTGACACAATGCAAGCTAGAATGGCAGAACTTGAGGCAAAGCAAGCTAACCAACCAAATGAAAGAGCACGGGGTCTTAGTGATTTTGGCAGAGCAGCTGGCGACATACTACTAGACCTGGTTTAATTGGAGATAAAAAATGGCAAATGATACAATGATGGATTATTTTAATCGTCAAGATGAAAGTAGAGCACAAGTAGACCTTTACGAGGCACAGACAAAGGAATATGAATCTAGTGCTAGGAGCAGAGACGCTCTGACTCCAGGTAAGGTAAAAAAACAAGAGTTAGATAATAAAACTCTTGAAGAGACCTATCGCACTTTGATTGCAAACAAACCTTACGATGATCTTGTAAGAAAAAATGGTATTACTAGTCAAACGGCTTTATATAATTTCGTTCACGGTCCCGACGGAATAGGAGTTGAAGGTTTAGTTGCTGCTATGGGTCTAGCACATCAAAAGTCAGAAGCTGGCGACAGGCTGGATCTGGTAATAGCTAAAAATGATCTACTTTATAACGCTTACAATCCTGTTTATCTCCAAGCTGAAGAACATTTTAAAAACCAAGGCACCGAAGGTTATGATGCAGTGGAAGGAATGAATGCCCTCAATATAGCGTGGGATGATATGATGCAAAGAATGATATCGGGTGATGTAGCAGAGCAAGTTGTGGGTGAAGACGGCAACCCTACTGGTGAATGGCAAATTCCAGGATTACCAAAAGGAGCATCTCAAGGAGATCCATTGACGGTGAAAAATTTTTCCCAGTTGACCTTTGTAAGGGATACTGCTAGAGAACTAAGCAAACAAGGTAGCGCCATGTTTATAGAGCAGGAGAAACAAAAAGGCTTACTTGAACGACAAAAAGTTGTTTCGGGAGTTGCGGATAAACCAACATCTCTTAAGGATGAACTTTCAAATATAAATAGTGCAACACAGATACTTAATAGAAACATGGTTAGTGGTAATCCAGAAGCTTTTGAGAAAAGTGAGGATGGAAAAGTATTCGTTGATAAGCCAGGATTTGAAACATCAAATGAAATACTTAGAAATCATGCACTTTCCGTGCTACAGCCTCTTCTGCAAGCGAATCCTGAACTTTCACAACAACTAATGACTGCACAGGGCGATCGAATAAATAAGCTACTTGAGACTTACTCAGGTAACTATGATAAGAGTAACTGGGATACAACTTTTGCACAAGACTATAGTACTTATGTACCTAGGGCTGGAGTGATGAATGTTCAAGATGCAGAGGGAAATGAAGTTGATTTTAGGCAAGAGTACCTCAGAGCATTAAATGAAAAAATTGCAGCTGAGGGGGAAACCCTTGGTCCACAAGCAACAGCAGATAGGCATCTTAGAGATTCCATACAGTGGATGTTTACTAATATGGTAACTTCAACACCTGCCCCACCTCCATAGGAATTTAATAAATGGCAATTTTGAGTCCTTTTTCATCTAGTGGACAAAGATCACAAGACGATAGGCTAATAAAAAGTCCCTTCACAAGATTAAGTGATGCTGGTTCTGTAGATAAAATTATTTCTGATCAGGAAGATCCATTATGGCCTGAGGATGGACGTACGGCGTTAAATATTGCAAAAAGTATTCTACCTACAGTAGAAGGTATAGCAAAGACTGGGGCTCAGTTTGTTTTGGCTACACCATATGCTACAGTAAGAGCAGCATATCATTCAATTTATGAAAGGGAAATAGATTTATTTCCTGATGAATTTAATAGAATATTAAATGAAGTTACAACGGAAACAGAGATACTTGGAATAAAACCTTTTGAAACGCAGACTGCTGGTGGCGCAAGGTTTCAACATATGTTTCATGAAAAAATTATGGCTCCAATAATCGGATACTTTGAGAAAAGAGCTGATGAAGTATTTGAAGAAACTAATGATCCTGCATTAGCTGCTGGTGTAAGAACAGCTGGAGAACTTGTCTCACTGTTAGTTCCAATACTTGGTATCAAAGGAGCAACAAGATTATCAAAAGCAGTAGTTAATAAAATTCCTGAGAAACCAGTTATGGGAATGCCTTTAGGAAGAGGTCCTCATCAAGATCCATCAAACTTAATTACTTTTAAAGAATTTAATGCTGAGTATGCCAGGTCACTTCCAAAAGATGAAAAATATACCTATCAAGGATCTAGAGATGCATACAGAGAACTTAATGTTGCAACAAAGGAAGCAAAAGAAGGAGAAGTAGTAAGAGAGGATAATGTAGAAATAACCAAGGAAGATTCTCCTCTTGACGTATCCCCCGCCGAACAAACTATGGCCCCAGGAATATTTATGTCTTCCTTTGAGGGTCTAATTAATCCAAGAACTAAAAAACCTTATACCGACGCTGCCATAGTAAAAAAATATACAAAGCACGTAGATGATTTTTATCGTCTCTCAGGAGCTGAGATAGGAAAATTTAAAGTAGCTCCTATAAGACCATTTCGCGGAGGAACCGCTAGAACCAAACAGGAAATGGTAGAAAAAGATACTGTTATGAG